CGCTACCTATAACCCAAAACGTTTTCCAGTTATTATCACAATTATCTATAATAGGTAGACTTAAAAGCCCGATGGTACCCAACTCAACTTGGATGCCCTGTATTGAATATTCGGTCTCAATTTTCTTTCCATCAAGATAGATAGAAGCTTCCATATCATGTACCAGATTGTATTGTAATCAAATTCAAACAACGAATATCGTTTGATTCATCATATGAAATATTACCTGTAACTGCAATTGCTTCTTGATATGGATAACTGTTATCATCTATGGCAGATAACTTGAGCCATGCAAAACGTCCCGGTACCGGAATTTCTATCTCATAACCTGTTTCAATTTTCTTTCCGTCAAGATAAACAGATGTTTCCATACCTTACGATCCTTCATTCTCCCAAATCGGTGGCACAGTCATTGTAACTGCCTCTTCACGCATATTATACCGCACTTTTTGGATAGGGATATCGCGCTTCAGTACCTGGAGCATCCGTTCGCAGGCTGCCGCTTGCGCCAGGAGCCCGCGCCGTTGTTCGGTCAGGTAGGATATAAACAGGTCGCGCTCTTCAGCGGTCATTTCCTATCCAATCTCCTGGTTATTCTCTCCCGATAAACCATCGCGTCCCGCGCTCTGGTAAATGCGCGATGCAGGATGCGCCGCTTTCCCAGGTAAAGTATAGCAGGGAGATAAACCTTGCTGCCCCACATGGTTTTGATCAGGGTATATTCTGGTGTTTCGATGGTGCGATAATTTATCGTAGCCGTAGATGTGCTCACGCTATCCCCTCCCCTTTGAACTCAGTCGGGCCAGCCGGCCCAACAACAACCGGCTTCGGCGCGTGCAGCCCATGTATCCCGCTAGCCTGGCTCTCTGCCGGCTTGATGCGCCGCATCCCGCACCAGCAGCATACCTCACTTTGGGTAGTTGGTGATTTGCCTACGACGTGCCAGCAGTGGTTATGGTGATTGTATTTCATGCTTCCTCCTCAACTATAGGCACAGTCGTGCACCGGCAGTTGATCGTATTTCCCGGATCACCCACAGGATCGCCTGGATATTCCAGCATCTCTCCACCCACATCGAACGGCTCCCCGACTTTCACGATTTGTCCGTTCGCCTCAAGGTGATCGGGCCGCACCCGGTCATCTAATGTTGCTAACCATTCATGTTTCTGCACCCCCCAGTCCTTATAAATCTGAGTGCTCCCTGCGTTTGAACTGCGGATCGTCTCCGTCCTGGCGATCATCTCCGTGCGATACGGCGGCATCCGTTCGGCGAACCAGGCAAAATCTTCCGGCGACAAATCGCCCCCCATCCATTGCTCGAATGTATCCGAGAGATGAGATTGCATCGTAGGAATAGCCCAGCCTTCCTCCTGTGCCTGGGCCAGCATCGTGGCGATACTCTCCTTCGTGGTCAGATTGATGTCCTGAGCAAATTTCAATATATAATCATTGAACCAATCGCGGGCAAAAAGATTTTGAATATCGAATTCCATTCCAAACTGTACCGCCAATTGTTCGCCGCGGGCAGTGATTAGGCCGCGGATAACAGGGATAAAGGCCTCGCGCCAATTCTCGCCGGCCTCATCAAGGTATTTCTGCCAATCATCCCCGACCATCTGCCAATCCACAGTAGCCTTCGCCGCCAATGCAAGCTGCTTACTTTTAGTTAGCATCGCCAATAATTCTCGCTTATCCTTCTCGAATGCCTTGTTAGCCGCCTCCCGGAAGCGCGGTTCCCAACTGCGCGCCGTACGGTCATTGGCTTTCCAATGCGCCTGTTTTTGCGCTGGGGTTAGGCTTCCCCGACTGCTTTTTTTGAGTGCGGCTTGCCGTTCTTCTTTCCATTAGGCTCAGGCAGCATCTTCGCCCCACCCTGGCGGGTATCCTCCTCAGCTTCCGCCGCACCGACATTAGAAGATGGTGTCTCTTCGCTCGTGCTGCCTTGCGGTAAAAGGCTCAATGGCAAATACGATGTATCTCCACCTGCTGTATCTGTGGCTTTCAAGCCAACCATCTCATAGGCTGTATTTCGTGTTTCGCCCATCTGGAAGAGTTTGAAAGCGGCATCTATCAAGGCTGGCGTATCCCGCCGCAAGGCGGGCACGTCCGAGAGATCGTAAGCCACGAATCCGCCGTCATCGGATTGTAGATAATATTGGAAATCATCCTCGAATAGCCCGATTTCATAGATCATCGTATCTTCCCAAAAAGCGTGCCGCGCCTCTTGCCAATTAGCATAGGCCGAATGTTTCATCCCGATCCGACTACCAATTAATTGAAGCGGCACACCGAATGGCCCCGCAATGCGTGTTTCATTGCGCTCGTCCTGCGTCTCAAAGCTCATCTCGTCGAAATTCATCCCGATGCGCTGATATTCCCCACCCTGATCCAATACGCCGATATCCGTCCAGTTCTCATAGCTACTATACATCTCCTGCCAACGCTCTTTGACTTCGGCCACTATATCATCGGAAAGTGAAACATTGAATTTCAGCACACCTGGAATAACCGCACCTTTCTCAAAGAATATCTTCAAGAATTTAGTGACCATATTATCCACATCGGCAGAATGTGCCATCGGGGAGATAGGGGAAAGGCCATAGCCCATACCCTCTAATGGGTCTCCAGGGTTAGGCAGTTTGACGTGGCTTATATTCTCGGGCAGAAATGGGATACCATCGCCAACTCCGCGCCCCTCGGGAACGTAAACGAAACCTTTGATCGCCCGGTTTCCCGGGATGATATACATCCGGTCAGGGCGCAATGGATACATCGCGCGCGGCAATCCCCCGCGCTGAGGGCGATCGAGGTAGGTATAGGCATTGCCAGCCAGGTTGAGATACACATCCTGCACTCCCTGGAATTCGCGCCAGGACTGCGAAGGGTTAGGGCGGGCGATTAGCTTTGATAATGGATGGTCAGGCGGTAGCAACTCCGGTTCATCGGGATCGCCTTTATAAGCTCGCAGTTTAGGGATACCAATCGAGCGCACCTTATACATAATGGCGGAATAAATCAGGCTATTGAGATTAAAGCCCTCGTCAATATAGGACTGCATATCGACGATCTGCCACTGTGCCTGTCCCTCGCGCCATGCCGGCCACATAAACGGGGCCTGCTTGCTCGCCGGGCGTGCCATAGGAGAGCGCGGGAAGCCATAGCGGAATACTTGCCAGGCGACGCGCGCTCGTTGAATTGCGGATGGTTTATGGATCATAGTTTTACCTGAAGAATACACCAGTCTTTAATCCCAGGACACAGTAACGCAGCGCGTCCAGGCGATGAAACGTCTCTTTATCTTTGATTTTCTCGGTCGGTTGCCCATACTCATCTAACTCTCGGCTGTAAGTTCCGAATTCATCTAATATCCCGCGGCAGTTATCGAACACGAATAACCGCTTGAATTTCAATAGCTCTGTTACCCGATCAATGCCCGTCTCCACTTCCGGTACGGGCGGCTCCTGCAGAGGTACTCCTGCTGCTGCCCAGTCCCAGCGATATTGGCTCTCTGACTTCGCCCCGCCCATCCAACGCACCACCCGCTCATGTTTAGCGTGCTCTTTAGCGATTGCGGCGTGCTGAGCAGTTGTCCGGCTGCCCTCCATGTATTCCCGATAAAGATAGTATACTTTATGTTCCACGTCCTCAGCCAGCCAGACCATTGCGGTGTGAATTGCGCCGAAGTCCACACCAACCATACGCGGCCACTCCTGGGGAATGGGGAAGGGGGCCACTTTGTGAACTGTATCATCAAAATCCTCATAAATCATTCCAGCCGGCCTGGCGAACTCACCATCATAATACATACGGAATTTCCAGCCCGGTAAAGTGGCCTTTGCCCGTTCATACTCTGCCACCGGGAATGATGGGTTCATGATGCTCTTGAACTGAATAACATCATAATCCGGGTCTCCGGCTCGCCACCTGTCAAATATCTCGGTCTTCAGCCAGCCCAGGTTATATGGAGTGGTCGTCCCGAGCACCCGACCCTGGCTGAGCGATAACCGCCGCTGGATTGCTTCCCATGCACTGAGGCGGAAACGATCCTGACCGCATTCATCCAGCCAGGCCGCTTTCGCCGTAGCACTTTCCAATCCGCCTTCGGCTTCGGCAGAACGCAGGACAATCCGGGTCTTGCCGTCCAGGGTAGCGATCACCCGGTCACTCGCGCGGTATTCCCATCCTGGGAGCATCTGGCAGAATACCCGCTGCATTTCGGGCAGTAGTTTAAGTTTGTAAAGATCATAGGTGGCGGTTACACAAAGGTAATCGCCAGCCCCGCATCTTTGGATCTCACGGTAGAGCCACCAAGGGCCCAGAGAAGTTTTGCCTCCCTGGGTTCCAGAGATAACAAATATAAATAGGCGCGTACTTTTCCAAGCTTTATCTTGCCCTTTATGGAGGTCAATACTTGCTTTCCCGTCCTTGACCGTGACCAGATCATTCGCCACTCTTCACCACTTCGATAATTTGGACTTTCAGCGGGTCGCCATCTGCGCCTGTCAATTCATGGCGCTGAGGAGGGGTACCAATCAAATAATCTGCAATGAATTTCCTTGCCACAGCATCGCCACGTTTAGCTTGTTCAACTGCCTTAACGATAATAGCTCGCCAAGCAGCAGCCGTGACAGTAGTTTCCATGATGCGATAATATTCAATTTCTCGCTCACGTTTTGGGCGACCCGGACCCCCACCACTCCCAGGTGCAAATCTTCCTTTTTCATCACGTACTGCTGCCATATTGTCCAATTTTCTACCGTCTAAATGGTTCTTTTGCTATAATGGCTCCAATTTCGAGGCCCAACCAATCAAGCAAAACTTTTACTTGCTCTTTGCAATCCTCTGGCAAGTTCAAGATCACGTTTATGGAGCCATCAACCATAGTTCTGATCTGACGCAATTCGGCGCGGATCTTGACAGCTTTCAAAGGAATAGCCGCAGGGTCTTTAGGCATAATTCAATCAATCAAAGTTCATCGCCGGCCCCGCCCTATGGGCTTTCGCCCAAGTATCCCGCGCCGTAACCGGAGGATGGATCGCGGCGCTCCCTCCGGCGATGAATGGATATCATTATACCCGATTTTATTTCGTATTATGAAACACATTGAATTCTTATTCGATGCCTTATTGTATAGCATTTTCGCGCGCCATATCAGTTAATATGTATTTATACCAATGATCTAATATCAATTGTAGTGGTCGCCCATTCGAATGGGACTGCATTCGAATGCGCTATAACTATCACTTAAAGTGACTAATACCACACAATGGCTATGAAGGCGGCAAGGACGGCGACGACCAGAAATAGAAGGAACAGACCTACCAGTAGAATACATCTATCGCCAGGTCGTTCGATATCTTGTATCACAGTGTCAGGATCAGCCCTGCCACGTCGCGCACAACCTGGACGATGGCAGCCGTGATCAGTAAACAAACCACGATTAGCATAATCGAGATTAGCATCTTACACCTCCGATCCTTTGAGAAATCCATCGTGCAGCTCCGGGTGCGCCTGCCACAATCGCTCGACCTTCTCTTCAAGGCTCAGCCCAATGTCAAATTCATCGTCAAAATCATCCTGAGTACCGTTGAAATAATCCAAATCTATCGAATTGGACTGCGCGCCGAACTCCGCGCCGCGCCCGTTGGGTGGACGATCCGCGCTCCACTGCCAGAATAGCCAATCGTTCCAATCGCGCGGCCTGAGCTTATCCTCGTCTCCTGGATTGCCCCACGGCTCCGGCAGTGCCGTATACCTAGCAATGGCCAGGTCGAGCGACCCCCACAGTTGCCTGTAATCGATGTTGTCGTTCCAGTAATAACCCCTGGTGTAGATCGCCGGGTAGCCAATCCTGTACCCTATCTGCTCGACAAACTCTTCCAGCCTGTCCGTTGCCTGGTTTTTCGACATTCCCGACAACGGGGCTTCGATATCCGCCCACGGCGGGATGCGCCAGTTCTTAGTCTCGATCAAATCGCAAAAATAGTTGGCTTGCAACAATCCGCTAAACTGCGGACGCCAGTACCAGAAATACCCGACCGGCATGTATTCATGAGCAACCTCCGAGTTGTAGTCGAACTCGAAGTCCTCATAGCATATCCCGGTATTGGCGTTGATACTGCCTGACCGAATAAATGCGAACTTCGCCCCCGCCTCTTTGCACTTTGCCCAGTCCATGTGAATGACTGGCACCACGTCCCGCTTCGCCTGCCAGTGCGATACGTCCACGCCCAGCACGCGGTTAGCAGGCACGTCCGCCAGCGCGACCGCGCCGTGGACTTCGGGCAGATACGACAAGTGGATATTTCCGGTAGTAGTCCTCACGGCTTCTGTATACGTCGGCCCGGGGCTTGTGTTTCCATTCTCTCCTCCATTCACCCGCTAATCTAAATAACTCACTCCGATTATCATGGTTGTGCGTCTGTGCATAACTCGCCGCCACCTCCGCTATCCGCGTCAGCAACGCCGCCTCGGCAGCAGGAAGCGTGACAACATTATATCCATAGTGTAATAGTTCCTCTCCAGCAGGAACTGGCGCACTTTCGATGTCAGTAATCACCTTAGCCATTTTATCATCCAAAATTGGGACTATCTGAAAGTGGAAATAGGGTCATAATTTCCTGCGCAAGTCAACAACAACAATTATAGCACGCAAGGACACGAGAGGGGGGGGGATAGCAGCCACCGCCACCGCACCACCATTTCGCCACACGCCACCACGCCTTACTTTGCCCGATCTGGGTGGGAGCCGGCTGTTAGGCTATCTCCCGGCTCCCCGCGCCGATAGCGGGCGCGCTGTACAGAATGTCATTATACCACGCCAGAACGTCAATGTTCAACTATTAGGTGCTCTTGGCTGTCCCCACAATAATGAGAAAGATTAGAGTTTAGATTAGAGTGGCCAAAAACGCTTGACATCGGTAGCGCAATCTACTAAACTATTAGCGTATCAGACGGTCACATACGCCGCAAGGCAACCAGTAATAAGGATCACTGTGGAGTGTACGATGGCTACGAAAATCAGAGCGAGTGTACTAAAGCAAGTAATCAAACATGATCCTAACGTGCGCTTCCGCCATACTGGGGAAATGATGGAAGCGAATCGTATATGGCACTGGGAAAGAGAGGGGTACATTGCCGTCTATACAGAAATCAATGATGCTGACGAATACATGTTGGTCAAGAGAACCAGCTAACTGTCACTCACTGTTAGCGTATCAGACGACAAGACGAACGGAGGCAAAGGAAATGATTGACTATGATTTGATTGACAAAAATATAATATTAGTATGTACCGCATTCGAGAGAACCGCGCCAGTAGTGAGTCGTTGGGCTGATGATCTTTACATGCGCATTCACGACAATCCACGCGAGGTATTACTAGGCGAGATCATCACGCTTCAAGCATTGATTGCCGACGGCAGTTTACTTCAGGCTAACTATGCTCAGAACGTTGTTTATAAATGGCTAGAGAATAACAGTCAAGCTGAGGGTATATTGTCATTCTAAACACAATCAGATAAACAGATTACAGGAGCACATTATGATCAGCATTATATTGTCACCGTTTGGGATACACGTAAAAATAAATAATCGCATGTATCACCGTCCATCGAATAGCAGCATTCGACGCCTGATGCAGGCTATTCGTAATCTTGACAGCACGATAAAGGTTATCGGGATAGGCGATTGCAAGGCCTATCGTATAACATACATGACTGACAACACACACACGCCCGGCCCATGTAAGATTGTAAGCTTCAGTAAGAATGGCGGTAAAACAGTTTACCCAGGTGTGATCACTGACACCGAACACATCTGCTATGTAGCCTTTACGACCACCAATAACGAAGTCGCCAACGCCCGCTTGATCGCCGCCGCTTACAACAGTTACGATAAGCATTGTAGCACACGCGCGATGAAATGCGCCGAGGCTGATCTGCTGGGTGAACTGCTCGCCGAACGCGACCAACTGCGCCTGATTAACGCCGAGATGCTGGCTGCATTGGAACGTGCCTGCTACCTAATCGATGATGGATATTTGCAAGACCCGGATTGGGAATCAATGGACTTTGAACAGAAAATGCAGAGCAAGCAAACCCTGTTTTATGACGCCGCCCGCGCCGCCATCGAGAAGGCACGGAAAGGATCAGCGCACCAGGAGGTGCGACCATGACTGCCTTACTGCATCGCTTTGAAGTATTCTCAGACCCACCCGCTAAGCAACCTGCTTACCTGCCCTGCATGGGACAAGGCAAAAGTAAAGGCAAATTCCTGGCCGGTGCTGTCGTCAAGGCCATTCGTGATGCCCGCCTGAAACGAGGCGATGCCATCGTTATCGCCGGTATCTACTGCGACGCTGGCCGCTTCAAGGAACTGATTGCGCTTGAGGATAAAGATCAGGTTATCGAATACCGACCCGACCATACCGGAGATCGACAGGCCGTGATCCTTTCCCGTGTATCCGATGGGAGATGCTCCTATTCCGCCATGACCAGGATTATCCAGAACGCATGGCTAAAAGAAATCCGCTGGATAAAAGATGAATGGCACATGTTCCGCCCTGTCACAGACCCAGACCAGATCGTGAACCGCATTGCGGCTCTGGTATAGGTGAACCATGTCAACTATCTACACTCTAGCACAGAAAGCAATTGACTTGGGTTATACCCACGTTAAGGCCGCCGATGGTACTCTAACCCCGCTGAATACCGTTGCCTCAAAATCGACTTCAGTACCTCGCGTCAACGGTTGGGCATTCATTGATTGGCCTCCTAAAATCGCACTCTTTAGCCGGGATGATAGCATGATCGGATATTATGAGGTAATAACATGCGCACCCTGACATGTCAAACCTGCAATATCGATGAGGCTATCTGGGCGTGGCACCCATTTGGCCCAGATGATGATGAGGGATACTGCTTCACAACACTAGGCAGTCATTACCGTGGCTTTCCAATCGTGAAAGTTTGTGATGACTGTAAAAATGACATCGAGAATGGATCGCCTAAAGAATTTGTAATTCGCGGTCAACGATTCATCGGCAATCGCAATCGAGACATCCTGGACGTCCCCC